AACTTATTGGCAGAACCTTATAACATGTGCCCCGAGTATCCTAACGAGAACATTGTCAATCCTACAGTTAAGTTCCCAATTAAAACATCAAATAATCCTATTTCTGGTTTTGATATTTCGGAAGAATTAATAATAGGTGAAACTTATACGGTATCTTTAAAAGGGACTAAGCCAGCTAATAAAGAATTCCACTTATACTACGGAGATGCAAATTACCAGCAGTCGCAGTCGCAGTATCAGGCAACTTTACTTCCTGTGGAAGGATTGGCAAATGTGTGGAGTGCCACTTTTACAGCCAGAAATACTAGTGAAACGACAAATTTGCTTAGAGTAGCGTTATGGCAAAAACCTAATTCTGCAACATATGGTACTGTTCAAATCGACTGGCTTAAAATTGAAAAAGGAGCCACACGCACACCAATCAACATGCCAACCTATAAAGGACTAGGAATCCTAGACAGTAACGACCCGACTAAGTACGTATGGAACTACACCGAACTAGTAGACGTTGACGGCATTCAAGACGCACTAGAAAACGTCGAACAACGTACCGCAACACTAGAGGGCAAAGCAAACACAATCGACGGACGACTAAACAACGTCAACACCGCACTAAACACCGTACAAAGTACCGCGGATCAGATTCTAGCTGAGGTAACAGCGACGGACGTGATGAAAGAAACAGACTTACCGGGCTATCTAGCAAACAAACAGATTGTTGCTGGCGGAACAGCAGACTTCTCGGGCAAAGTAGCGCAGAAAGCACATCCAAATCCGCATAAATGTGCAAAATACGCCCTTGCGTCCGATCATGCAAGCCAAGCGCCTAACGTGGCTGTGAACTTTGAAACGACGCAGAACGAATATGACAGAATAAGCAAACTAGATGGATCGACCCTTGACTTTTTGACTGGTACGATAGGAGCCACGGCAAACCTTGCGTTTAGATTTGATTTAATATCACAAATCGCAAAAGATTTTCCTTCTTTCTTTGACGACTGTCCGACACAAGAAACGAAAGTAGCGAAAATTCAAAAACACATCATCGGCGCAACGTTAACACTTAACGCAAAAACAACTAACACGCCTTTATATGTAGCGACGGCACTAAATGACGGATGGAGTGCAGAAAAAGAATACGCGGCAACTAGCCAAATAACCGAACAAAAATATGCCGTTTTGAACTATAACTCCACTACGCGAAGTTATATCCGGAACGACGGTTCTATCATTTTCCGTGCAAGAACTCGAACGCTAGACGCGGCGGGAACAGTTCAGTGTCAAATGGACTACGTACGTTTTGACTACACGCTAGACCTAAGTTCTGACGACTTTATCACGCCAATCGAAAGAGACGTAACGAAAGACAATCTCACACAAATCTTGTCGGATGACTCCGCAATGATTAAAGGCGTAATGGACTTCAAATTTAAATCACGTGGTAATAACACAAGCTGTCCGCACGTGGTGTATGAAAAAACGACAGCGGCACAAGTTACAAACATGAGCGAGATAGGCGGTGAAGCGTCTAGTGCAACCTATAACGCTATGCAAAGCAAAGGCGACGGATTAACTAGAACGCTAGAAACAGACGGCGTAGCTGGACATGTTGTGCAAGCTAAGTACAAATTTGACTTAGTAACCGCAATCGGAAAAGAACATCCGCACCTATTCAAAGGGCTAACGACAACACAACAAAAAGTTGACGTGTTAAAAGCGAAAATACAAGAGTTGAAATTCAATGTGTGGGCGCGTGGAGAAGGCACGAACGGCAATATTCAAATCGGAAGTTCATTGTCAAACGTAGACGCAATCGACACGCGGGAAACGAAAGACATCGGAGAAACAGCCGAATTTGCACGCGCCGAGTTCTACAGCGATAGCAACTACGCTTGCGCTCAACGCATCAACGACGATGGAACGGTTTTGTATTGGTTATGTGGTAGCGCCGTAAGCGATTCGTTACCACAACCGAAAGTTATCATCGATTACGTGAACCTAGAATACACGTTAAGCGATAAAGTTAGTGAGTACGTAGTGAAACAAGGCGATTCGGTATACACCGAGTTGAAATCAGATGTAGCGACATTGAAAACGAACATGGTAACTGAGAAACTAGAAAAAGGAAACGGAAAAAGCGGCGTCGATTCAACTAAAGCCGATTCTGTTTCGGAGGTTGTATGGGAGTTCCATCGAGTAGGACGACGCGTGTTCTTTACAGGGCGCGTAAACATGAAACAAGGCGTAGACAGCGGGAACAACATGTTCAAAATTGTCGATTTGCCTACCGAATTTGCGCCTTCGACCGGCGAAGGTTTAGACGTTATCGCATTGAGTTGCGAGCAGTGGACTGCACCGCGTGGCAACCAAGCCGCCATCTTAGTAGCGGCAGGAGATAACCCTGGCATCTATTTCAATACAGGGCGCGTAGGGAATCACTATATCAGCGGTTCATGGCGAATAAAATAAAAAAGGAGACTGACTGAAATGCTAACGATTATCTTATCTATACTGCAAAGCATCCCGCAAAATCCGTTGTTCATCGTATTATTAGCGGCAATTGGATTGGATGTGTTTACCGGTTTCAGTAAGGCGGTTGTGCTCAAAAAACTCTCTAGTTCTATCGGACTAGAGGGTTTGATGAAGCACGCGAATGTATTGGTACTTAACGTAGTGGTATATGTGATCCTAACGATGATTAATTTAACAACTGGTATTCATTTCGTGTTAGGGTTTTACATCTTTACATATGCAATTTCAATCACTGAAAACTATTTAGAATGTGGCTTTCCGTTTCCAAAATCTGCGAAAGACTTGTTTGTCAAACTACGAGACCTTACAGATGATTCCATTGGAAACTTAGCAAATAAAAACAAAGGAGATAAAAAATGATGGCAGTAAATATGGATGGCGCAATCGCGTACGCAAAAAGATTTGTTGGTAAAGTTCCTTATGACATGAATGGTCCACGTGATCCGGAAAGAGGAACGGCTGACTGTAGTTCTTTCGTGTATTGGTCGGTTGTACGTGGTGGAGGCGGTAAACAATGGCAACACGCTTGGGCTCCTTCTACCGTGACTATGCCACAATGGTTATATGCCAACGGCTTTGAGTTGATTGCGGACGATAAATCATGGAACATGCAAAAAGGTGACATTGTTATCTGGGGAGAACCGGGCAATAGCTACGGAGCAAACGGACATACAGGTATCTGTCTAGATAATCAGAATTGGATCGAAGAAACAGGATACATCATGAACGTTGGTATCTTTAATCACGATCAACGATTAGCGCAAGCCGGATATCCTTATTGGCAAGTATTCCGCGTAAAAGGTGGTAGCAAACCTACACCAAGCAAACCGAAACCAAGCAAGCCAAAAACACACGCGCAAGCCGTGTTAGAAAGTCCGGCAATCCATCAAGGAAACGCGTGGGGCAAATTAGAGGTATTGGATATGCCCAAGAAAAACAAATTACATGTCAGAGGTTGGCTAGTACCGGATAAACCAACAGGCCCAATCGGTACATATGCATATATCATCATCATGCAACATGGCACAAACAAAGAACTAGCGCGCGTACAATCGGCAGGGTTTAAACGCGCGGACGTGAAGAAACAATACGGCTATAAAGGTGGGGAACATTTAGGGTTTGACGTGACTGTCGATGTAGGCTGGATGAAAGGGAAGGAAGTAGATATTATCTTGCGTAGATGTAACAAAGCGAACGGCGAGGGCGCTGTGAACGACGTGAGAATCAAGGACATCTATTTTACGATTGTCTAGCATTAGTTACGGTTTTTGTAACTATGCGAAAAAAGAGGGCTTACGCCCTCTTTTTGTTTTGGTCTTTGAAGTATTTCTGGATGCCTTGCCGCGCCAAATTGTCCGCGCATCGGTTATTTTCGCGCGCGTGCCAAGCGAGGCCGCAAAACTTAAATTTTCGCATCATTAATATAATACGTTGTTCTAAGTTCGTTAGTGGTAAATCATCATCGTCAACCAATTCATTAATACGCCAGACTAGACTGTTGTTGTCACTCTTTATCACGAGTACAGTATCTTTTGCGCCAAACTCGTTCATAACGCGTTTTATTCCGTAATATAAAGCCAACGTCTCGGCTTGCTGCGAGGTGTAAACGTCCTTTTCGTAGGTACTCCACTGATATTGCTTGCCGTCAACTAGCACTTGACAGCCGATACCACACACGTGAGATTTCTCTCTAAAACTTGCGTCCGTACATAGCCACACAATCATAAGCGATCATCCTTTGTTTTATTCGCAAGGCATATAACCCGCGTGTTTCAATTCCTCGTATAAGAACAAACGTCCTTTTTGCGTCCAATAGGTGCTAGGGTACGCCTTGCCGTTCTTTTCAAACGTTTTTGTCTTGATGTATCCTTTATTCTGATGTTTCGTGTACAAAATCCACTGTCCATTTACTTTATACTGAATGCCTAGCTCGTGAAGTAACGCGTTAAACTGACGCGCATTCATTCCGTAATCGGTAGCGACTTGTGTCACACACATAACACCGTTACATTGTAAAATCTTATCGACGTAATCGGCTTTAGGTTCATACTCGGCAATTTTTGCGTTTGAAATTTCTAGTTGCGCTTGTTTCTCTTTATTTGCTTCTTCTAATGCTAGTTTCTCTTTTTCTTTTTCAACTAATGCCTCTAAAGCTTCGAGGTAGGTAGTAGGTACTTTAGGTTGTTCAGTTTCTTTTATATGCGTTTCCATATCGTTAAAACGTTCGACATAGAAAGCAGCGAACTGCGTGCCTTTTGCACCGGTCATACGTGTGCCGAACAATTCACAACCTTTCTTAGTTAGACGGTACATCGGTTTTTGATAACCTTGAACAGTGGTGTATTCATCCATTATAAAATAACTTTCGATTGGCGAACGCAATTTTGCGTTATCTACGGACGCAAGGTGTTTGGTTATATTTTTGATATCTCGAATAACATCAGCATGACGTTTTCCTGTAGTCTCAGCAACTTCCAAACTAGTGATTGTTTTCTCAATTGTTAACATATTCTTTTCCTCCTTGTGATTTTAAATCAAACTTCGTCGTATGGATTTAACGCTTCAATAGATACCGCCTGAACCAATTCCCAAATTTCAAACGGAGAGAGGTCGGGTTCTCCAAATACAACATTGTTGAAATGTAACGTTTCTTGAATCACTTCGATAACCTCAAAAGGATGCAACGTCCCTTCTTGCTCATGTAAAATTTTCTTCGCTGATTCGTATAACGTTTCTAACAATTGTTCTTTATCCATCGATTTCATTCTCCTTCACGATAATAACCATCTTTTTAATTTGATTTCGCGGGATCAAATACTCCAATTCTAAGGTGTCTTTGTTAAATAGTTCCAAGCCGTAGTCAGTGATCGCTAATTTCGTATGCACAAAATACATTTCTCGTCCTTTGTAAGTCGTTACAATCAATTGTGTTACATCTTCTAGCATGATTCTTTCTCCTTTCTATTCTGTTTCACCTAACAAAATTGGCAAGATATCATCTACATCACGCGCAAAGAAGAGGGTAGGTGGGAAGTTGTACGTTCCTTCTTGTTCTAATTTAACAAGTTGTTTTATCAAATCATCGTAGAAACCTTTGTAATTCACGAGAATGATCGGTACTTCATCTTTAGCGCCGACAGCGACTTTCGTCAGTACCTCAAACAATTCGTACATTGTGCCAGAACCACCGGGCAGAATGATAAATGCGTCGCCTAATTCGATCAAACGCGCCTGTCGATCGATTAAACGTTCTTCTAAGTAAAGTTCTTCGCAATCCATGAATGGACGTTCTAAGTGTGCTAATTCTTCAGGATAAACACCAATGTTATAACCGCTGTAATCATATGTTCCGGTTGCTACCGTACCCATTACTCCTGCGTTAGAACAGCCGGTAACGGTGGCGTATTGGTTGACAGCTAACAGCTTGCCGACCTCATAGCCCAGTTTTAAATAATCTTTATCCACATCATCGCGCGCGCTACAAAATACACAAACATTTTCATAATGCATTACTCATCAACTCCCAATTGTTCTAACCAAGTTGCGCCAAAATCTTCGTACAAATCTAACAAGGTGGCGTTTGGGTTCTCCGATAATTCTAAAACCGCGCCGCAAGCAATCACCAATTGCGAAAACTCTTGCATATCCTCAACTGTCATGCCTAAGTCTACTGCTTTCTGCCCTAGCTCATCCAAACGCTCTCCGCCAATACCTAAGAATGCCACCATTTCCATTTCTTTCTTTTTATCCATTATTCTTCCTCCTTGTCATTTAATGACTTTTGAATAGACGTACCAAAGTTATGCATCGATTTTCCTAAGTCATTGAAAGCTTTTCCGAGTGTTCCTTCGATTAGTTCGTCGTCGTCTTGATTCGCTAGTGTTACGCTTAGCTCGTCTAGCGCCTCTAGCGCCTCGTCCAACATTTTCTCCGCTTTATCTAACTTATGCAAAAGCCACGCTACACGTAAAAACTTAACGACCTCATAACCAACAACCGCACCTAACACGTAACAGATAAACATTAAGAATAGTTCCATTATTTTTCCACCTTTCGAGTAAGTTCTGCCATGATTTCTTCTTTAGTAAAGCTTGTCCAATCCTCAATTTTTGAATGTTGAATTAAGGCGCCGTTGATTTTGATAAACGCGTTTTCCGGATTCATGTAGATGTGTGTGGCAAAATCAAAGAACACTTTTAATTCAGCATCGTCTACACCAATCGCATAAACGCTTTTTTCGTTTCCTTCATCCACATTAATAACTAGCAAATGTTCATACATACTGCTCACGTTCCTTTTTATCTTTTGCAATCAATTCTTTGTACAAATCATGTAACTTCGGATTATTGCCCCATTGAATCGGTTGACGCGCATTTTCGCGAGATAGTTGCGCCGCTAATGCCGCCGCATTTACAATCGGCAATCCTAACGCTATTAATTTTTCGAAACGTCCTTTTGTTTCGGGTTCTTTAATCTCTCGCAAGTCTTTCCAAATTTTATTTTCCATGCCTGTTTCTTGCCCGTTATAGAGTAGTTTGTGTCCTTGTTGACTGAATACCAAGCGCGCAATATCTTCATGGTCTAAACTCAAAACAGAGTAGGCACAAGCGATATCATGCGATTGGATGTAGGCTAAGTTGTCCTCTCCTAACACGTCAGACCATTCTTTCATTTTCAAAATGCAATCTAGTGTAGAACCGTTACGGTGCGTTCCTTCTAATTTTAGTGGTGCGAGGTGCTCAAATTGAATAACACAGTCTAACAACCCTTCATCAATCCATTGCTTCGCTCCGTGGGCATCGATTCCGTTTGCTTCGCCCATTAGAAACGCGCTGCCTTTGATTCCGTAAACGATATCTGCTAAGTGTTCCATGTATCCGTGTAACTTAGGTGCGCAACGATAAGGCGCGCCGGGGTCGTGTTTGACTTTGGGTGTATCCCAATCGTTCTTAGCCATATGCGTTTGTGCATCTATGCGGAAACCGTCCACGTCCATATCTTCTAACCAAAACGTGATAACATTTTCCCAATATCCCCATACCACTTCGTTGTCAAAATTCCAATCGATTTGTCCTTCTGTGAACGCATGAAAAACGTATTTACCGATAGTTGGTTCGTATTTCCAAACAGAGCCGCCGAAAATAGCTTCCCAATCGTTTCGAGGCTCGTCGCTCATATGAAACATCGCTTGCGCTTTTTCGTTTCCTTTGAGTGCCAGTTTGTAAATAGGATGTTCGATAGAACAATGATTAATAACTAAATCCATTAGTACTTTAATACCGTTAGCGTGGTATGTTTCGATTAACTCTTCCATATCCGTAATCGTTCCGTGTTCTGGTGCGATGTCGCAGTAGTCTTTAATGTCATAACCGTTATCCCAACCACTGTGGGGGTAGCAAGGAGAAATCCAAATTGCTTCCACGCCTAAGTCTTTGTAGTATTCCGCTTTCACTGTGATGTTCTTCAAACTTCCCCATTGGCTAGGGTAAATTTGTACTATAACCATGATTCTTCGCTCCCTTCAATCGTTGCTACATCAAAATAAGGATCAATCCAAATACCTTCGACTTCGTGTAGAACACCGTCAACAACGACAGTCACAGGCATATTCTTGCCGTATACTTTTTCAAACTGTTTCAATTGTTCGATAACTTCACTCACCGTCATTCGTTATCCCTTCTTACGCAACTTATTAATCAAGTGTTTAACACGTGGAAACTTAATCGATGCCAACGCTTTTTCCTCTAACTCTCCATGTAGTAACACTTCCTCCGTGATTGTTTTGTCTTCTGCGTGAATTTCAACGCCTAACGCTTTCTCTTCGAAGCCTCGACCTTCCATGTTTAAACCAATACCATCACGCGCTAGAATGAACTCAACAATGTCGGTAGCTCGCAATAATAAGAATACGCGCACATAAGCAGGGCCGTATTGGATATCGTAGCAAATATCCGCATTCACGTTATCGCTAATTGCTTTTAACGCGTTTAGCGCGCTTTCCATTTCTAATTCTTCAAAACGGTTTAAGCAACTCTTGTGAAACTCAAAATACACTGTAAACATAGCGTTCGTCCTTTCTACTTTCTACACTTTCCGACAAACAAAAAATACACGACGTCAACAAATAAAACAGTGGTACAAATAGCAAACTCAACAAACATATAAAACACAATTTTAATTTCCGTCCATTTACTCATGTTCATCCCTTCTTTTGATTTTAAATCAAGTTACGCCGTAACTTTTTTGCTATTTTTGAAAGTAATCCATTCGTTTAAATCTGTATCGCTTTTCTTTTGATTACACTCGAAACACGCGATCGCGACGTTATTTATGTTATGCTGTCCGCCTTTTGCGATAGGGATCAAATGCTCGACGGTGGCAGTGTGGGGTAGGGGTTGTTTCTGTCCGCCTATGATTACGAAGTCGTTTGTGCACTCGCAACCACACCAACAACACGTATTGCCTTTTATTTTCATGATTTTCTTTTTCGTTAACCAACCTTGAAAGTTACCGTTAAGCTTCGCTTGTTTTAAGCGACGTTTATTCATTGCCATGACGTTCTCTCCCTTTCCTCTATATTAATTATACAACGCATTGATTTTAAATCAAAATATGCCTTTGAATTTCTTCATTATTTTAATAGAGATAGAAATCAACCATGCACATGGTAGCATGAGTGTTCTATGAAAAAAGAGGGTAGGAGCGATCAGCTACCCTCTTTAATGCTGTTATTCCGCCTGATCTGGGCATACATGTTCTGAAAACGGCCCTACGCCCGTGCTACCGCACTTTTCGCAAATCCAATCATAATAACCGCCTGTTTCTTCTTCTGGTTCTTGTTCTGCGTGCATCGCCTTGTCGTGAACCTCTTTAGGGATATTGTTTTGGATTTGTTGTCCACATTTATCGCAAGTCCACGTATTAGCTTCCTGCGCTTGTTGCGTTGCCTTTTGTGCCGCTTTGGCGTTGGCTTCTGCCGCGAGTTGCGCTTCTAGTGCTTCATGTTCTGCCTGCGTTTGCGCTTCTTGTGCTTCTTTGACAGCTTCTTGAGTTTCTTGTAACGCTTGCGTTTCATCTTGCGTAGGTTGTTCAACTACAGGTTGTTCAATTGTAGGTTGTTCAACTTCTGGCGTTTCTACCACTGTGACAATTGTCTTTTTGTTGTCGCAAGGTTGTGCCATCGTGATAACATCTATTTGTTCGGTTGTATCAGCTTCCGCTGTTTGTGTCATTCCTATTGTTGCAGTCGCTAGTAATGCAACTCCTATTTTTGTTAGTAACATTTTCGGCACCTCCTTATTTTTTGAACAATGTGATTGTATCGTCAATGTGGTTATGTGCAATCACTTGTTTTCCGTCTAAGTTTTGCACTTGTCCAGCATTGAATTTGCCGCCGGTATCTTTACCTGTTACATTGATAGTCCAACCTTTGGGCGCGTGTTCAGCGATAACTTCCAAATTATCATCAAAATTCTTTTTAGCTGTGTTTCCCATCGTCAAGTTTAACTCTACCACTAAGATATCTTTTTTGACTTTTGCTTTCTTGAAACCTCCGAACCATTTGCCTTCCTTCTTGATTTTCTTGATAGCTTTCTTAACTGTTTTAACCTTCGCAGGTTTTACTACTTCGTCTTTTTGAGCTAGCTCATCCGTGATAACTAGCACTTGTTCATCATCGATAACCGTTTGCTCCATTGCGTTAACTGTTTGCGTCATTCCGATAGTTGTTACTGCCAATAAAGTTAAGATTCCTTTGATAGTTTTGTTTGCCACGATAATCAATCCCTTTCTTTTTTACTCTTACCTTATTACACCTTTATTATAAATGCTAGTTGATTTCAAATCAAGAGATAAACTTGGGATTTATAACCAATGCAAATCGATTATTTCTGCATCTTCGAAGTTCTCAAACACCAACCAACGAACAGTGTTCGCGTTTTTCGCTTTCCCTTTGAACTCGGTTAGTGTCTTGCCGTTTACTAAAACCAATGCTTCAAACTTCTTATTCATTTCTTTCAGCTCCTTTCTTGTATCCCTCTCTATATATAATATACAATCGCCTTGATTTTAAATCAAGTAACGCACTCGAAAAAAGGCTATTTTATCATTCGAAAGAATAATAGAATAGCCTTTCACTATAAACGTTTATTTGAAATAAATCTCCACGTCTTTATCACGGATCACAATTCTTTCTATTATACGTTCCAAAACTTCTCGCAACGTATCCTTGTCTAGCGCATTCCAATCTATACCGTCTAACCATTGGTAGCTTTCTACAGAATCAGCCGCTTGCATCCTCATCCTTTCTAACTGCTTCGCTAACTTGTCGCGCGACTTATCAAGTTCTTTCGACTTCTTGTTAAACATTTCGTTATCCAAGTGTTCATTTAAATATAAATCAAGCAACCGTTCTTTTTGTTTATCAATAGTGGCAATTTGATTTTCGACCGGTTTAAAATCAAACGCGCGCTTTTTCGCCTTGTGTTTTAACGGCAAACGTTTCACTTGCTCCATAACCGCTTGTTCTAACTCATCAACTCTTATATGCGGTTGTTCGCACGTTCGACCGTGTTTTTGTTTATACTTCCACGTTCTAGCGTTACAACGATAATAAGCGCGCCGATATTCTTTGCCGTTGTGTTTTGATCGACTTTCGTAAGCGCTACAGCGTTCTCCGCATTTGCCGCAATAGATAAGTCCTGACAATAAATAAGTACGTTTAAATGGCAAGCTAGACGCCCTAGCGTTCATTCTGACGTTTGCTTTGTCGAATAATTCTTTGCTAATGATCGGCTCGTGTTGTCCGTCAAATGTTTCGCCGTCGAATTGTATCTTGCCGATATAAACCGAGTTGGCAATCCTGCGTCTGATTGTCGTATCATATGTGTTGAACTCTTTCGCTACACTAGAAACGCTTTTCCCGTTTGCAATCATTTCAAACATCGCCTTCACTTCGTTAGATTCATTTTCAAAACGTTTTAATTCTCCGGTTTCCACGTCGTAACGGTACCCGAACGGGATAATTCCACCGCCGTGGTGAAAACCTCTTTTTGCTCGATGGGCACGCCCAGAGAAAAGACGTTCTGTAATGTTATCTCTTTCTAATTGAGCAAACACGGATAACATTCCAATCATTGCACGTCCAAAAGACGAGGTGGTATCGAAACTTTCTTGTAATGAAACGAAAGCGACGCTGTTCTTCAAGAAAACATCTTCTATTAAGTACATAGTATCTTTTTGTGACCTACTCAAGCGGTCTAAACGATAAACTAAAACGCAATCAAGTGCATTGTTTTCTACATCTTCGATGAGCTGTTTCAAGCCCGGACGTTCTAACTTTGCACCAGATTGCGCCGCATCAACATATTCTTTCACTACTGTATAATCTTTTGCACTAGCAAACGCCCTCAGCTTTTCCAATTGTACCTTAATAGAGTAACCATGCTTTTCTTGTTCCGTTGTCGAAACTCTTACATATAAACCTGTTCTCACGACTTCGCCTTCTCTTTTAGATAGTAGGGTGTACGATCATCCGTTAAACCGATCAAGTAATCAGAGCTGACCTCGAACAGCCTTGCTAATATACGCAATTCTTTTGCGCGCGGTAAGTTTACGCCAGCTTCCCACTTCGCCACTGTTGAATGTGTGCCGCCGACAATCTCGGCAAGTTCCGCTTGTGTCAAATTCTTTTCAATGCGCAATCTTTTGTATCTTCTGCCTAAATTTCGCATTTTTCCATTCCTCCTAATAATATGATAGTTTAGTTTAAACTATTCTTTCTTGTGTTGCAACCTAACCTTACAATGTTATTGATTTAAAGTCAAATTTTGTAATTCCAATAATTAAGAAAACTTAATAAGTTTTTTTGTGAAAAAGTGAATTAAAACTCTTGACTATTGATGTTAAATCAACTAAACTATTTTTGTAAAGTTTGTTGATGTTAAATCAAAGGAGGAAAAAGCCTATGGAATGGCGCTACATTGTGAGATCAAAAGAGTTGAGAAGACGAAGAATCGAAATGGGCGTTACTGCGGAGAGGATGGCAGAAGTATTAAATATTCCAGAATATCAAATTATAAGTTATGAAAACAGGGAGCATGTTTGTGCGCGTATATCGTGCGAGCTAGTAGAGGAAATGAGTTGGTTCTTACATTGCGAAGTGAGTGATATCGCTTATGAATGGGGTTAACATCAAATGTTTTGATCGCTTTGGCAGCGAGATAGACGTGTCAAATTATCAGCTTGCTGAGGAAATCACAAGCGAAATTTTCCTTATATTAGACGAAAGGATGATAGGGCATGACAAAGAAAGAGAAAGACTTATTCATCAAACTAATTAAAGAGAAGAAAAGCCAACTAGTGGAACAGCAACATGATTTGTTAACAATTGGCGAACTAACGCAAGCGCGAGCAGACAAAATCGACAACGAGCTAAAAGAATTGACCGACACATTGCAACATCTGATTATTGGGGCATGATAATATGGTGAATTTATTCTTGTTGTTAGCAAACATCTTACTAATTTACACGATTGAGACTAAGGAGGAAAAACGATGATTATTAAACATGACCTAAGCACAGAAGGAATTAAGAACTTTGAACACGAACATTTACTGTATACAATCGATGAAATGTTAAGAATGGACAACGAACGGCGTTGGGCAGAATTGACTGTTATTACTCACTTTGGAAATTGGATGGAAGATGATAAGAAAGTAAATACAGCGCAAACGCTTATGTATCTAATTGAAATCGAGAAAGGGCGTTTAGACTGTCCGATGGGCAGAGACATGAGTTATATCGAACAATACTTACTTGTTAAATGGGCAAAAGAAGGCGTGCCAACTGTTAAAATAGCTAACCGCACGCGCCGAGACCCTAACACATTACGCCGTATTTTACGGCAACACAACATCGAGACAAAAGCGCGCACCGCGCCCAAACCTGTAGTTATCGTGACACGCGACGGGCAACGCCTTGATGTGGACAACGCAAAACAAGCGTCGGAGACAGAATGGTGCGACATTACAGCAAACGCTTTGCGAGTTCGTTTGTGTAAGCATCGAGTGTATTCTAATAAATTAGCAACTATCTACTACAAGGAGGATGAAGAAAAATGGAACTGATCGCGCTAGCTGTTGTCATTATATTAGGATATGCCGTTGCTTTGATATTAGATTATCGAGTAACAAAGAAAGAACAAGAAGAAATGGAACGATGCAAAAAGGTTGACAAGTATTGTGATTATGACGATAATTAATGCAAAAACTTGATTTAAAATCAAAGAAAGGAAGATGAACATGGGGGACGACAAAATGAGAAAGTCTCGCTACCATAACCACAAAACACGCTTTGATTTTAGCTCTGGCGAATATCGCACGGTTTACTACTTCTTCAACGGCGCTGATGGATATTATGAATGCCTCGATGTTTTTTGGGATCGTGAATACTACCGTGTGCTTAGCACACCTTACAAACCAAACTACGGACATACGGTAAACCTTAAAGCGTTACAAGACGTTGACATCGCTATTCTAAAATCTATGCCGTGGGAAATTCGTGAACAGTACTGTAAACATCCATTTGATGAAATTAAAACATTGTTAGATAGTTTAGGATTCGAAAAAACGGAAGAGTGGGAAATGAGTAAAGACGCGTGGCACAATCGCCCGTGGAGCAGAGAAATTTCAAGATTTTAAAAACTAAGGAGGAAAACATCATGCATACACAACAACAACTAAATTTCATTTGGGATTGCTATCAACACATGTCAGAGGCTTTCAGACAACAAGTAACTTTTGTAGATTACGCGATCGGCAACTATGACGAATTTATTTGGTTTGGGGAGGAATCATGATGACACCTTTTGCAATGATAAACGGCGAATGTAAAGAAATAATGGTAGGCGTTACGGTTGACGGTCACATCGGCATAACAATCGATCCAGACCCGCTCGGCGCGACTTTTAGCTGGCAAACGATACGCTTAACGGAAGACGAAGCGAAAGCTGTACGCCGTGCGTTAATGACTGCAATTTCAGATAACAAACTTAGAAAGGTTGAAGAATGATGCTTACATTTTTAGAAATACTTCTCATGTTACTCGGCGGAATTGCTTTGATTGGTGTAGGTATTTGGGGGTTAATCGAGGTAGAAAAAACGGATAGTTTAGTTTGGGCGTTGGTGCTTTTCTTATTAGCTATGATCGATATCGGCATTGGGATCACTGCTATCGCCGCACTTTTCATCTTATAAGGAGGGATCGACATGATATTTCTATTGCTTTTACTATGTGGAATCACGATGGTAGGTTGCGGGGTATGGTTGATGCTATCAATAAATGAAGCAAAAACTTTGCTAGATTGTTATTTTTCAGTTCTATCAGGTTTCATCGGTTTGGGGTTCGGGATGTTATTAATTATTGCTAGTTTGATGACGTTATAGGAGGTAGAAAGATGAGTGCTTTTATTGCGGTTGTTTTAGGGTTGTGTTTAGCAGAATTTTGGCATGGTGAATATGAAAACGCGAAATGCACCGCGTCGAGAGTTATTAGTCTGATCGGACAATATGGATGTTACATTTTAACCTTGCTTTATTTATACGTAACTCTAGTTTAAGGAGTGAGCGTTATGCGTCGAAAAGTTTACGCATGTTATAAGGATATCGAACAAGAATTTGAGATTGACAAAGAAATAGAAGAAACGTTGCTTTGCCTACTGAAATACTTCGGCGAAGTGATTATCGAAAGCGACGGTGCTATCTTATCTAACACAAAAGGTCGTAACGTACTAGGGTTTGTCAAACCTAAGAACCTAAACGAAAAGACACGAACACGTCACAAATTCAAAGGTAAAAAAGTTGCGAAATGGCGTTACAAACAAGAAACGGAGGAATAGCAATGATTATAAAAATTCTATTGGTGGTAGCGATCTTTATCATAACGAACCACATCCAAAAACGACGCTACCAGAAGAAACTAGACAACCTGACGTTTTTCGGCATGGCGGTAAAAAGTAAAGGCGAAAACGCACAAATCACGGTAGCGACTAGCGAAGGTATGTACGAAATGGAGACGGACAAAGAAATGTTTATTAAAAAAGTGAAAGCGGGCTTGAAGGAGGAAGTGTGATGGAGCGTGACATGTACGGCGACTTGATACTAGATGATTACTATAGCGATTATGAGCAAAAGATTTGCCCTGACAACTTAGCGACACACATGAAAGAATGCCTAGACGTTCGCTTTCCTTGCGACATTCTGGCGGACTTGATAGACATTTTTCCAGATGAAGATTACAAATACAACGACGAACTAGCGAAAGTATTGGAACATGCAAAGAACGCAATCAAAACGGAGATAAGCACAGAACGCGATATTGCAGACTACTTGCAGTTGACTTATGAAAGGGTGGATGTGGTATGACATTAGGCATGTTATTGACAGCTATAAATGAATGCGAATTTGTCACAGTGTTTGACGCAAACGGAGACGTGATTGTAGAGGACCAGCTTAACGATCTTATATTAAGCATTGAAGTGTGGCCTTATTGGTTTGTGCTAGTTTCCGATATAGATACAGGTATTTCAAACTCAAACGGATCGCTTCACGCGGTTATCGGTATCACAATCGACGATGTAATCAAGGAGGAAAACTAATGAAATCACATTCTAATGAACTGAACGAATTATTCAAGGCAATGGCACAATTCCGGACAAACTTTAAACAACCGATGAAGGACGCGAACAATCCATTCTTCAAATCTAAATACGTACCACTAGAAAACATCACAGAAGCAATCGACAAAGCAATCGAGGGAACAGGTTTATCCTACACGCAATACGCAACAAGCGAGAATCAAGACGTTAGTGTATCAACGATGATTATGCACGAGAGCGGACAATATATTGAGTTTGAGCCGCTAACTTTGCCGGCTGTTAAAAGCGATCCACAAGGGCTCGGATCGGCGGTGACTTACGCGCGCCGTTACGCATTAGCAAGCGTATTCGGAGTTACATCAGACAAAGACGACGACGGAAACGCATGCAGCGGCGACAATGCTCCTAAGAAAGCAAGCGAAACGCATATCCAGACAGCACGCATGAAAATCAATCAACTAGCCGAGAAACAAGGGCTATCGGCAGAAGAAGCAGAGCAAGCTATCCTAAAACATTTCAAAGTAAAAGGCAAACTAGACAACGTAACAGCCGAACAAATAACACGAATTTTGTCATATTTGAAATCTGTAGAAAACAAATAAATAACGCAACTTGATTTAAAATCAACTTGGGCGGTGGAGCTTTCCGCCGTCCTTTTTAGGAGGTTAGGACGTGGCAAACTTACTTTATCTAGCAAAAGTCAAAAACATAGACGGTCGAGAAATGAAAGTAGAACTAGCGGAAGACTTAAACATCGAACGTTTGCAGACGGTTTATTATGGTTACGCTGGCGCACGCTATTGCGAGTTGCGTTTTCTCGATCCGCGTTCTTTTTCTGTAGACCAACGCAAATACTACTACGCATTATTAGGCGATATAAGCGCGTTTACAGGGCATCTGATTGAAGAGATAGATGATAATACCAGATGGAAGTTTAAAGCTCTCACAGGGCGAAATATAAGCCTCTCGAACGGTTCTAGCAATACGAAAGATGATGTAGTCTTGTTAACGAACATCGCGCTCGATTTAGCTTTTGAGTTGAATGTTTCACTGTCTAACAAGATACCGATTCCAGATAAGAATTTAGAGTACTACTTTTACAAGTGTTTAACTCATAGAAAATGCTGTATTTGCGGCAAACATGCGGATATCGATCATTTCGACGAAACTGTAGGGATGGGCCGAAATCGAAAAGAAATAGACAAAACGAAATTCACTTATTGCGCGTTATGCCGATCACATCACACTTTGAAGCACACTATCGGCTTAACAGAGTTCAAAAAAAGATTTCACGTGTATGGTATTACGCTAAACGCAGAAACGATTAAACGATTGAATATTTAGGAGGTATAGGGATATGGCGGACAACAAGAAATACTATTACTTGAAATTGAAAGATAATTTCTTTGACGACGAAAAAATACAAATCATCGAAGCAATGCCGGACGGAGACACGTACGTAAATATCTTACTCAAGTTGTACTTGCGAAGCCTTAAACGTGACGGAAAATTAATGGCAACCGATCGCATTCCTTATAGCCCAGAAACGTTAGCGGCTGTCGTCAAAAAACCTGTCGGGGTAGTCCGTGCCGCTGTCGAAATATTCAGACAATTTGAGCTAGTTGAGGTGTTAGATAACGGCGAAATGTATATGTTAGATATACAGAATTTTATCGGCACAAGTTCTACAGAAGGCGACCGCAAGCGAGAATACAGACGGAAAATTGCCGACGCGAAAGAGGGAAAAGATAACAAATTGCCTCCTGTCAAAAGTGGACATTTGTCCGACGAACGTCCACCAGAGATTAGAGATAAGAGATTAAATAATATATATAGTTCGGTCAAGCCCGAACGAGCGAAATTTAAATATAGCGAAAAGGATATGAAACTAGCTGAGAAACTCAAAGAGTTAGTGAGTAACCTTTATCCACAAACAGCAGAAAAAGCAAACTTAGAGAGTTGGGCAAACCAATTCAGACTACTACACGAAAGCGACGGATACAATTATAGAGAAATCGGCGAAGTTATGCTTTGGGCATTAAACGATGATTTTTGGCAAAAGAATATTCGTAGCGCTGATAAGTTTAGAAAACAGTTTGAACAACTGAAAGTAAAATCAGGTATAAACATTAAGCAACCTAAGCAGAATGATTCACAAGAAATCGACGGAGACTTTTCCGATATCGATCCAATGAACATGCAAGATATGTTTAAAAACAGATTCTAGGGAGGATGAACAATGTTATTACGAGGAACTATGCAAGATGTAGGGAATTTGCTTAATTACCCTAAGCAACTGAATTGGTGTGAAATGAAACCAGAATACTTTGAGACAGAGGAACTACAAGAAATAGTATCCGCGCTGATGAGTGTAGAAGATACCGATACCCTCTTACCTTTACTAGACAAACTAAACGAAGGTAAAGATATTTTCGAGACAACGACGATCGATAAACTAGAAATGTTAAAAGGTTGCGACGACAGCGACAAACCTTACGTTTACGAGCGCGTTCCGTATTTCAAGCAAGCTCACTACCAAGCACTACTAAATGACGCATGGCAAGAATACAACGCCAATAAAACTACAGCGGCACTAGCGAAAATAAAAGAGTATATGGGCGTCCTAGAAACGTGTTATATGCCAGAAAACGAAAGCACACTAGAAGAATTGCAAGATAGATACCTAGCACGTATCAACGAGAAAGAATCGAAAGCGATTCGTACTTACGATTGGTACGATACAGAAACGGGCGGTTTGAAACCGGGCGACTTAGTTGTTATTGGCGCGCGTCCAGCGTGTGGTAAAACGCTCGTAGGCGTCGATATGAGCTTACGAGTATTGAAACGGAATAAAGATGTGGCGGTAGATTTCTTCACGTTAGAAATGGAACAAGAACGCTTATTAGACCGTTTTGTGTCTAGTGAAACAGGAATCGATTCGAAATACTTTAATGATCCGTCAAACCTTACTAACGAGCAACGCCAAGAAATCGAACGAGTTTACAAGAGAATGGTTAACGAGTACAAGTTACGCGTGTTTGATTCACACGAGGGAACGCTTAACAGAATGATCCGACACATTAGAGAACGTGCTGAGTATGGTAAATACGTTGCTGTCATTGATTACATCGGATTAGTAGAAGTCGAGGGCGTAGGGAACTTCGAGAGCGCAACCCGCTTGAAAATCCAAAAGGCGACGCGTGAACTTAAATTGTTGGCTAACGAGTTAGGAATCGCCGTCGTAGTCTTAGCCCAATTGAACCGTGCGAATGCGCAACGCCAAGACAAAACGCCACTACTAACCGACTTAAAAGATTCTGGTAGCTTAGAACAAGATGCGACGCAAGTTTTGCTATTACATCGCGCCGAGATCAATCATCCACGTCCGGACGTCGACCCGCTTCGTGATAGTCCTAAATTGCTTATGATGTTAGAAAAGAATCGTGTAGGGCGTACAAAGAAACAAGAAATGTTTATGAACTACGCTTGTATGCAAGCAATCGAATGGGATACACGAGCAATCGGGAAAACTTTTGATGAAGTCTAAGCAAAGGACTTGATTTTATATCAAGTCTTTTTTTATAATATAAGCGAAGATGGAGAAAGGGGAGAACGACATGAGGATCGAATACTTAGACGAACACGGAAGTCGACGAGTAGCAGAGGATAAAGACGGACTAGAAATCATGTTAGTGCAAAATGATAAGATCATTGTACGTTACGCAAAGCCTAGCCGTAAGTTACGCGCAAGAGTAGCAGACGGAAAAGTTGTGACGGAAGAAACAGAAAGTAGCGGAGTTATCGAAATGCCTGTTCTAAAAATTCTTCAAAAAAATTAAGCAAAGCACTTGATTTAAAATCAACAATCTTTTATAATAAGGTGTGTAATAAAGAAAGGGGAGAGCAACATGTTAACGAACCTTAGCGTAGAACAGATGGGCTTGTTGAGTTGGGCAGAAAAACAGGTGGAAGAAGCAAAACGTTTGGCGAAACAAGGAGGAAAATAATGGACGAACTACGTGCCTCTATTGAACACGACTTACAATCGAAAGGACTAGCGAACGAGATAACCGGACTTTATCATTCCGTTATCGGCGCTTGCGGCGTGGTATTCATGACAACGGACTCGGATATTTTGGTAGCTGTATCATCGGCTAGATGTGTAGCAGAAACGAACGTGGTGGACAAATACGTCACGCAGTTGGAAGATATGACGGATGTATTTGTAAACTACATTCAGGAGGGGAGGTAAAAAATGGACCTTGTTTCACGATACAGCGACGTCATTCTAAAAAAGATCATGGCAAAGATTCAAAAGGATAAAAAAGCAAAGGCGCGGGCCGAATTAGTTAAAATAGAAATGGCGGAAACAGGTGCAGGCGTCAGAACGTCAAGACATTGGAAAGCCGCCGCGAATATCGAGTTTTATTACAAAGAGATTCAAAAAGGCTTCGAAGAAATGCGCGAGTTAGATAGGCAGACAGGCTGGAGCAAGAAGCTTCATCAAGATCGTTTTAAATTCGCGGAAAAATACAAAGAGATATTAGACGAATACATGGAGGATAGTGGAGCGACGAAAGGAGCGAAGCAATGAAAATAGAGTTAACTGAACTAGAATTGTTGCACATCCTTGCGATGTTAGACGCTAACAAAATCGAGGAAAACAAAGCACACGCTAAATTTATACGCAGTTTAGAAACAGGCTTAATAGATAAGTTGTCACGTTTGCCAGAAAGAAGCGAGTTAACGAAAAAGTTAGCTGATTTAAACACACTTACGGTGTATGAGAAGTTCTTAGAAGTAGCGAAAGAGTTGAATTTAGTCGCGATAGAATAGCGAGGCGAAAATTATGTCAAAAGGCACAATGAGCGGAAAGGAGTACTCGGCAATACTAAAAGAGAACGGCTTAGTACGTAGTCCAACCGTTCGCATTTTAGAAGAACAGATAGCGATACTAAACAGGCACGCAGAAGAGGCTATGAAGCGCGGAGACATCAAAGACGCTAGTGAACTACAGCAACTAGCTGAGACGACGAAGTGGGAAGCGATAGAACTTGCTGAGATAGAAAAAGCGCAAGGCTATTCGTTTATAGCAGACTGACGCCTCGCGGAATCGATTTTAAGGGGTCTAACGTACGATTTAAGACGTTTTAAACTATTTCAGGTGTAATTTTATCCATGAAAGGGGTAAAAAAGAATGGACGAGATTTTAGATGGCAATTATAAAATGAATAAGTTTCCGATCGGTAGCGTGATAGAACCATACAACCCTTACAACCCTCGCAGACCGAATAAAATAGTCGTGGATTTCGAGACGACAGCGGACGGCGTAGGAATATACACAGTGGAGTTCGCTGACGATTCGGAAGGGATAAGGTTAGAGTTTACACAAGGATATATTGAAAGCGAGTACCACTTGAAAGAAGGCGAAGAGAATGAAAATTGACAAAGGGGATGAAGTTATTTGCAATTGCGAGACGTGGGGCATTGTCGAAGAAATCGGCGTAGTGGCGAACGTTTTAGAGGGCGCTAAGAACAAATACGTAGTAGACCTTGACGATGGTTATAGCTATTTGCTGCGAGAAAACGAGGTTAGAAAACTGTAGCAACTTGATTTAAAATCAACAAACCGTTATTTTTAAGGAGGAATTCAATTGTTAAACACTGTTATTTTACAAGGTCGATTGACGAAAGATGTAGAGCTGAAACAAACAAGCACAGGTAAAGAGTTTGCTATCGTTTCGATTGCAGTACAACGTAGTTACAAAAATCACGAAGGCAATTATGATGCAGATTTCTTCGATGTACTGTTTTCAGGCAAACAAGCGGAAAGCGTAGCGAAGTTTTTCCATAAGGGCGAAGCAATTCTTATTGAGGGTTCTATACAACAAAAACGATTCACAGACAAAAACGGCAATAACCGAACTACTTATAACATCGTGGCGAACAAATTCCATTTTAACGCAGGCGCACAACACCAAGAACCACGACAAGCCCCGCAACAAACGAATCTAGGAGTTACACCACAGGATAGTTATCCGTTCGGCGGAACTGATGTAGATATTAGCGACGACGCATTGCCATTCTAAAAAAAGGGAGGAATCAGCGTGGACTTATACGCAATCGAAATCAGAAAGTACAACAAGAAAACAAAACGTTATGTGTCGTATTTAGGTAACGATATGCGCGAGGCAATTGATAAGCTCCGCACTGAGTTCCCTAGACATGTGTGGATCATTGAAGACGTGAAACTAGTAGTTAACTACAACGGTAGGAGGTAAACGAATGAAACAACTACTGATCGAAGGCGAACTAACCGCCTTGAATGAATATATCAACGCGGAAAGACGTAATCGTCATATTGCCGCCAAGATTAAAAAGGACGAAACAGGATATTGCCAAGATGTAGCGGAAAAAATCGATTTAAAATTACAGGAAACCGACTTTCCGTGCGCACTAATAATAACGTGGTACGTGAAGAATAAGCGCAAGGACGCGGATAATATCGCGTTTGCAAAGAAGTTCATCTTAGATGGATTGGTAGAAGCCGGCGTGTTACCGAATGACAATCGAAAGTATGTGCAGGGCTTCATGGATATCGTGAAAGAAGATAAAGAGCGCCAACGTATCGAAATTACTTTTGTGCCAATTGAGGTGCTAGAAGAATGGATGAAAAACGTTTGTTAGAAGTGCTGGAGGGCATGCATGAAAGCTCGTTGTACAAGGTAAACAGGACGGAAGATAATTGGTTGAACGGCTTTCACGCAGGCAGAATGCACGTATGCGAAATTATTATCGAATTAATCAAGGAGGGGGGAAGGATGATAACAGTTGGCGCATTTTTGAGTTACGCAGAGCCAAATATGCTAGTTATGCGATATAACACACAAACAGAAGAATTTGAAGGGTTATACAGCGTTGATGAATTTGTCAATATTTATTGTGAAAGAAAAATAGATTGGTTCGACATCACGAACTCTGGTTATTTAGTGATCGTATTGGAGGAAGAGAAATGAAACAACTAGAAATCATTGAAGAAAACGGAACAACAAGAATCAAAACCATTACAGAGGAACTGACGAAAGAAGACGCCTTGCTTATGTTGTTAAATGCGTATATAAGGGTTTGCGATGCATATGACGTAGACGCGATTGAATTACTCGTAAGCAATATGTAATTGACGAAGGAGGAAGAATGATGAAAGAAATCAAAATTATATTCAACAACAAAGATATAAACGTGCAAGCGGGAGAAATGAGCGGGCGTGAATTTTTAACTGCGCTAGGCATGGCGTTTCTCGGCGGTTGCGAAAAATTCGGTTTAGAACCATTAAACACAATTAAAACGCTTATGGATGCAGAAGACGAAACGAAACCCGATCCAGAAGATTATGAGTATTGGGAAGATTGGGAAGATGATTATGATTGTTGTGATGTTTGCGGGCGCTATTACAGTGATTGCGATTGCGACTAGGTGGCACTGATATGGTACAAGGAAAGTTTAAAAAAGGCGACGTAATACTGAATAGACGTTGGGGTGTAATGTGGGAGGTTGTGAAAGTTCATCCCTTCCATTACATCATGAAGAGCCTAGAAAACGACGTTATAGCAACGTTTCCTATTTTGCCTGTGGATGGCGCTAGCAGGAAGTTAACAGAAAGGGAGAAAGAGAAATGGGCGCAATTATCTTAGCAATCTTAATATGCGGCGGTATTGTTTTGTTAGGCGCAGGGTTTGTATGGTTAGCTTTAGAGTTAGCGGACTTTGTCATCAATCATTTTGACAAGTAACTTGATTTAAAATCAATAAGGCGGTGGCGCTATGATTGAACTATACCACGTATACGACTATTACGGAGCGTACGTTGATTTTTACCACGATTATGAGACGGCACTAAGTATGGCGAATTGTTGCGGCGGTTACGTAGTAAGTAGCTTCGAAACTGATTACGATGATCCCGACGGCGACGATTGGGAAGGTGACTTAAAAAGGAAACACGCGCGAAAGAAATCGACAATTAAAAAGAAAAACGGTAAATTTGGTTACATTGTTTAACGTTGTGTTTGATGGGAAGTTGATTTAAAATCAAGAACGATATATAATAAGAATGTAGCCAAGGGCTACGGCATGGTTCTTTTCCTCCTTCCTATCCCTTTCCGAAAAGCGGCGTTATCGATTTTGATAGCGTCGTTTTTTTAGTATGAATAAGGAGCTGATTGCATGAAGGAATTTAACAACGAAATGAATAGTTTTATTGTAAACCACAGGCAAGTAAGTCGTAGCTGGTACAAACTAACGGATGAGTTTAATCGATCATTCGGCACTCATTACTCATGGGAAAAGATACGATCCCACTATAGACGCAACTTAGAAAGCGAGGTAAAAGAAATGCAACAGGATACAAGCGTGACACTGAAAGAGAACGGGGAACAAATCAGTCAAATTAAAATCGCAATGACACGCGAACAGAGCAAAGACCCGGACTATCTGCTAGAAGCTCACGGATACGATCCAAAACAATGGAAAGTTAAAAGCGCTGTATCTAATATTTGGGATGGACAAACAGCGGGCGGACCACAAATTATGTATCAGTCCAAAATCACAGTCGCGCCTCGCAAGCCGAATGAAATCAACGTGAACGAACTCATCGAAGCAATCGCAGCCGAAACAAGACCGGTTGCAATTGATTACTATGAAGAAAAAAACACAATTACGAATACAGGCTTAATCATTAATCTTTCTGATTTGCATTTCGGCATCTTAGAATACAACGAAGAATTGCACAACATGCAAACGAAAATAGTGAACACAATCATCATGGAAAAACCTACTGACGTTCACATTAATTTATTGGGCGACATTTTTCATAGTGATTCAATGGTATTAGGAACGACGACGAAGGGCACGCGCGTTGATGATATTGATATGGTAAAAGCAATCGAAGATGCAAAAGAGTTCTTAGAGTCGATCGTCTACATGGCATGCTACTGTGCCGAACATGTTAGGGTAAATATGGTAGTCGGCAACCACGACTTATCCATTAGTTATGTATTCGGCCAATACTTAAAAGCGCGTTTCCAAGATACGTCGATCAAATTTAACGTGAACTTACAGCACCGCTTTGCGTGCAGAGTAAACGACAACATAATGATGTGCCTAGCACACGGAGACCTTGGACGCCGAAACTTACCGATGATTTTTGCGACGGAATATCCGGGAATATGGGGCGCAACAAAAGAACGCATTTGCTTCACAGGACATCTACACCACCAAAAGAAAGAAGTTACCTCTCCTGTAGGCGATAAAGATGGTATGACAATTTATCAACAACCGACGATCAAACCTAACGATTATTACGAAATCAAAAACGGATATGTTACATCTAAGAAAATGATACAGTTGTATTCATATGACGAAAAACATATAACGAAAATTCATCATCTATACATGTAGAAATCGCATGAAATCAGCGTTAACTTGATTTTGAATCAAGAAAATGTTATAATTATACATGAAGAAACAACGCGTTAGAACGTTGGATAGCGTGGGGTAAAAGCCGAGCTGTTTACACATGGGGCATTAATGGGCGCAAATCGCGAGCATCGTTAGCCCACGCAGCTGACGATCGGTAGGGTGACGCGCAAAACATCGATGTGAGTTATGCCACCTTAAAACATCGAGACCGCTTCGGCGGCAAAGGGAAGGCGTTCCCTTTTGGAGGGTATAGACGACGCGCGTTAGGCGGTGCAATTCCGCCTACTCCATTTATCGAGCAGTGTACTACGGTATAATCTCGGAGGCGTATTGCTACGGCTTGCGCTTGGCGGCATGGACGCTTCTATGCCGTTTACATATATTAACATTTCGACATAGTCGGGCACATACATTATTATAATGAGAACGGAGAGGGAAAAATGGAAACACTAAGACATTTATTACAGGGAATTGATGGCGATGCACACGTAACAATTGAATTAGCCCCTTATTTAATCAGATGCTTAAAAGTAAAAGATGTAGAAAAGAGATATCCAGAGTATTTAGATACAATCGTTAACGGCACAACGACGGATAAAGATGGCGGTCTTATCATTTCTCTTGTAACAAAAAGGCGAGAATAGAGGTGACTAAAAATGGCGCAAGAAAACAGAGCAAATCAATTCATGGATAAGCAAGAGCGCGAGCGTTTGATGCGAGAATGCGCGATCTTGCTAATTATCAAACGTAAGAAAAAAGTCGAGGTTGCGGATGAGCTAGGATTGACGATCCAAACGATCACAAAATGGACGTTACATGACGATACCTATCAACGTATTGCGAATGAGATAGCGCACCGTTATTTTACAGATTTGATAGGAGATTCAATCGATACCGTTAAAAAATTATTGAATGCACGTTCCGAGAAAGTTAGATTAGATGCCGCGAACAGCATCTTAGACAGAGCCGGATTGAAACCTATTGAGAAAGTGGACGCTACTCACGATGTGAACTTCGAAATTGTGATCGGAGAATACGCAGACGAGGAGGAAGAGTGATGAACGAGGTAAGATGCGACGAATGCGGCGCGATTATCGATTGCGAATGTATGACGTGTCACGAATGTTATCCAGAAGCTACATGCGAAACGTGCGGACTTTGCCACATAGACCATTGGGAAACTATGCATTGTTGGTCTATGGCGAACGATCCGGACTATGATCCGTGGGATATTTAGAAAAAGGAGGGAAAGAAATGAGATTAGAGCTGCCAAAAGAACTTGTAAACGAAGCGATTTTAAAAGGAACTGTCAAAGCGATTTTAAACGCGATCAAAAAAAGACGAAGCGAGTATAAAAACAATCGACCTAGACCACGAAGAACTGAACGATCACGAATTGAAATTAAACTTGCAGATAGTTCTACAAAAATAAAGGGATGGAGGAAAAGTCATGATGGATTTATACGACTTATTTGTATCGGTTTAGCCTAATCAAATTATAAACATCGTGACGGATACAGGGAAGATAAGAGGCTGCGCGTTGCATCTAATCGGCATGACTACCAATATCATGAGTAGAGAAGTATTGGAGTTACAACCGAAAGGCGATGAACTTTATGTTTGGTTAAGGGAGGACTTATCATGAATTTATTTGATACATACAAGACAGAAGTGCGGTTAGTCGATATCTTACAATTGATCCCGATGGGCGAAAAAGCGAGAGTGCGCGGTATAGACACTATTGCATGCCCTACCGTAGTAACAGGCACGCCGAAGGAGATAGCTTCCAAAAAAGAAGAATGGCTACGTTGTGAAGTCTTGAGCGTTACACGCAAGTTTTCTGAAACGGGGCTAATACAAATCGACGTTATGAAAGACTAAGGAGGGGTAAGAATGAGCGACTTAATAATCAGTTTTATAGTAACGGTAGTGGTTTGTTTGATATTTGGCGGCGGAATTTTGCTTGTTAGTTGGTTAGCCGGAAAATTCGGAGAAGCTGTAATTATTTCGATTGCCTTATTTGTTCTTTTATGGGTTGGCGCATATTGCGCGCTTCAAGAATAGGGAGGACGAAGGGATGATGACACTAGGCGCGCAGTTAGCTGTGTTGAATGACTTTGAAGAAGTGGCTATCCGTTACAAAGACGAAAATGTTTTTGTAGGTCAAGTGATGGACATAGCACAAAAATTACCTTTAGGTTATTGGTTTTATGATGTGAAACTTGTTATGGCGCTGAATAGAAAATTATTTATTGAAATAGAGAAATAACAAAAAAAGGAGTTACGTAGATATGAAAATCAACATTAAACATCCGGAGCGCGTGTTTAACAAACATATCTACGATATCTTATACAATTACGATAGCCCTACGGAACTACACTATGGTGGAGGCTCATCCGGCAAATCTCACGGAGTAGTGCAAAAAGTAGTACTTAAAGCATTGCAACCGTGGGATGTGCCTCGCCGTGTGTTGTGGATGCGTAAAGTAGGGCGCACGATAAAAGATTCTATTTTCGAAGATGTAATTCGTTGTCTATCAAGTTTTAAGATTTTACCTTATTGCAAAGTGAATATGAGTGACTACCGCATTACGTTGCCTAACGGTGCGGTATTCCTGTTTAAAGGTGCAGACGACATCGAGAAAGTAAAATCTATCAAAGCTGTATCAGATATCGTAATGGAAGAAGCGACAGAGTTCAATCAAGAGGACTACATGCAGTTAACCATTCGTTTGCGTGAGCCTATTTACAAGAAACGTCAATTGTTTATGATGTTTAACCCGGTTAGTAAGGCGAATTGGGTATACAAATTTTTCTTTGAACAAAAACAAGAAGACGTTGTAATTTATCACACTACATACAAGGATAACAAATTCTTAGATGAGGCAACCAAAAAGAACCTAGAACTGCTGATAGATCGCGATCCGGTGTATTATAAGATATATGCATTAGGAGAGTTCGCGACGCTAGACAAACTTGTCTTTCCTAAGAAAACTATCAAGCGATTGCATGAAGACCAACTAAGAGAACTGCCGAAATCATTCGGACTCGACTTTGGTTTTGAGAACGATCCGAGCGCATTTATGAAGATAGCTGTAGACATGAAAAACAAACGGTTGTACATAATGGAGGAATTTGTAAGAAAACACTTCATGAACGATGAAATCGCAAGAGCTATCCACGACTTAGGTTATGCAAAAGAAATCATCTTCGCAGACCAAGAAGCCAAGTCCATTGCTGAGTTGCGACGTGATGGCATTGACCGCATAAGGAAAGCGAAAAAAGGCCCGGATAGTATCATTCAAGGAGTGGCTTATCTCAAACAATTCGACATCATTGTTGACGATCGTTGCGTTAAGACAATCGAAGAGTTTGAAAATTACACATGGCAAAAAGATAAGAAAACCGGCGAATACATTAATAAACCAATTGATAGCTTCAACCACTGTATAGACGCGATACGTTATGCAATGGAACCTTTCAACGGACAAGGGCCGGGGCACGTTAAAACATTTAAACTGTAAGGAGTGGGCAACGTGAGATATTACAATCCTATTGACGGCGAAAAGAAGCCGAAACCTTTCCGAATTCATCCGGACACAGAGATAACGCAAGACTTAGTAAATAAGTTCATTCAGAAGCATCAAATGAACAAAAGACGCTATAACTACTTAATGGACATGTACGAAAACAATACAGATGTATTCAACTTACCAGATAAAGAGATATACAAGCCGGATAATCGTTTGTCTATCGGGTATGCGAGATACATCACAGATACATTCGCAGGCTATTTCAATGGTATTCCAATACATAAACAACACGAAGAAGAAGCGGTAAATGAGCTTATCCAATTGTTTGATGATGATAACGACATAGAAGACGAAGAAAGCGAACTAGCAAGATTGGCGTGCATCTATGGGCATTCGTTTGAAATCATGTACCAAGACGAAGACAGTAAAACGTGCGTATGCTACGTAGACCCGACGGAGTGTTTCATCGTATATGACACAACGAAAGAAATGAAACCAGTTTTCGCTGTGCATTATGTACAAGACGAGGAAATGAAAGTATTCGGAACAGTCTACACAGAAACGGAAGAAATCGACATTGAAGGAAACACAGGCAACGTAGTATTTAAAGACAGCACGCCAAATATCTTTGACGGCATTCCGGTAATTGAGTTTATCCTAAACGATAGCCGAACAGGAATATTTGAAAGTGTCGTTAGCTTAATCAACGCAATGAATAAAGCGACATCGGAAAAAGCAAATGATGTAGATTATTTCGCGGATGCTTATCTAGCGATTACAGGAATGCAACTAGATGAAGAAGACGTGAAAAACATCCGAGATAATCGTGTAATTAACGCATACGGCCCGGACGGAACGAAAGTAGATATCGAGTTTTTAGATAAACCAGATAGCGACGCCGCACAAGAACACTTATTAGACAGATTACATAAGATGATATTCCAGATTTCAATGGTAGCAGATATCAGCGACGAGAACTTTGGCGCAACATCAGGCGTAGCATTAGAACATAAGTACCAAGCAATGAACAACTTAGCTCATGCATTCGATAGAAAGTTTCAATCGGCATTACGAACACGGTACAAATTATTGTTCAGTCTAACGGTCAATTTACCTCAACATTCAGCAGATTCTTACCAACAAATCGAATACACGTTTAAACGGAATATGCCGATCGATTATCTAGCGCAAGCACAAGCTGCGACAACAACGGCAAATCTGACAAGTACGGAAACGGCGCTTAAAATTTTGGACATCGTTCAGGATGTACCGGCAGAGTTGAAACGTATCGAGGAAGAACGTGCGGAAAACATGAAATTGATCGAGGAGAACGGAGGGTTTTACAATGATAGCGAAGTTAAAAACGAAGATTATGCTAACACTAACCAACCTGAAGGTACAAATGATCCTGAAAGCGATGAATAGCCTATAACCGTTATTTATATTTTGTATTTCGCCCGTGAGAGAAAGTCATTTAAGGTTGTCATATCAACAACCCTAAATTTGATTTAAAATCAATCGGGCGTTATTTTTAGGAGGTGGCAGAATGGACTACTTCATAGAACGAGAGAAACAGCACATCGAAGAAATGTTAGCTAAAGATAGAGCGACTAAGCGAGAGATACAACGAATCATCGCGCAAGCACAGGCAGAGATAACGCAACAGATTAACGGCCTGAGAAAGAACTTAGCAGGCAGGGAAAACATTTCTGTAGACGAGTTGCTCAAACAAGCTGACAAAATGGATGTAGAGTTGTTTAGTGAGAAAGCAAAAGTCTATGTGCAAACGAAAGACTTTAGTCCGCAGGCAAACAGAGAATTACGTCTATACAACTACAAGATGAAAGTCAGTCGATTAGAACTCATCAAGGCACAGTTAAACCTAGAATTAACAGCTATGATGAATGATATCGACAAATTAGTAGATAGCGACTTATATAACGACGCTATGAGCGAGTTTAGAAGACAAGCGGGCATTCTTGGAGAGACAACGCCAAAACGTCTTAAAACGCAAATTACAGCTATAATTAATGGTAGTTACCTAGATGAAGAAGGCAAAGACGGATTCGTGAAATTTTCATCCAAGCTATGGGGCTTTAAGCGAGTGTTGCAAAGCGAGTTAGAAAGATTAGTAACGAGAGCGACGCTTGCCGGGCAACATCCACGCGTAACAGCGCGAGAGATTAAAAGGGTGTTTAACGTAACAACAAGTCAAGCGGTACGATTAGCTAGGACTGAAAGCACACGGATACAAACGGAAGTGCAACATCGCATGTTTGAGAAAGCTGGGGCAAAGCGATACATGATTATCGGAGAACCGGACGCATGCAGCAAATGCACGCCTTATCTAGGTAAAGTGTTTAGGATAGACGAGTGGATATACACACCGCCGTTTCATCCACACTGTAGATGTTCGGTAATAGCGTTACCTGACGACTATTATCCGTCCTAGCATTGAAGACGTTAAAAGCTATGGTACATAAAAGTGTAAGCATTGATCCACTATAAAAGCTATGGAAAAGGAGCGAATTAATATGTTTTACCAAGACAAGCTATTGAAGATGAATTTGCAGATGTTTAGTGATCCCGATCCAGACCCAACGCCAGGACCAAAAGACAAGCCATCCGATTCAACCCCACCAAAACCCGAACTGAAATACACGGATGAGGACGTCGACAAAATCATCGCTAAACGATTAGATCGTTGGCAAAAGGATCAAGAAGCTAAGCAGAAAGAAGCTGAACGATTGGCGGCAATGAGTGCCGAGGAACGTGCGAACGAAGAAATCAAAAAGCTTAAAGCACAAATCAAAACGTATGAGCAAGCAGAAACACGTCATGCAATGGCAGCGCAAGTTGAGAAGGAACTGAAAGAGGCTAATCTGACAGCAAGCGCGGACATGGTAGACATGTTAGTTCGTGAGACAGCAGAGGAAACAAACGCGGCAATCAAGGCATATGTGGCAAACATGGAAGCTATGCAGAAACAATGGGATGTAGAACGTAGCAAAGGCAAACCGAAACCATCGGCACAACCTACATCGTTACCAGATGCGGACACAATGCCAACGAAAGACCAAATCTTACGCATGACTTATCGCGAACACGTGGCATTCAAACAGGCGCATCCAGAAGAATACAAACGAATCATGGGCAAATAATTACATAAAAAGGAGAATACATAATGAACGCAGAATTAATCAAAATGAACTTACAGATGTTCGGAAGCCGTACACACGAAAACACAACTAACTTCAAAGACGGCGACGTATACGATCCAGAAGTGCTAGCGTCTATCGCGCAAGCTAAATTTGACGGAGCTTTAATCTTTACGCCACTTGCAGACGTAGACACTACTCTAGTAGGCGTACCGGGCTCAACTATCACTATTCCAGCGTGGACAGCAATGCAAGACACTGTACCAACCATCGGCGAGTTGGAACAAATTCCTGTAGACCACATCGAACACACTCACAAAACAGTAAAGATCCATAAAATCGCAAAAGGGTTCGAAATTTCCGACGAAGCGCAAGCGTTAGGATACGGCGACGCATTGCAAGAAGGTATTCGCCAATTAACTACATTGTTCCCTCGTCAGTTAAACCGTGATTGCTTAGCAGCGTTACAAGGCACTACTTTCACTATGGAAGCGGAAGTAGAACTAAACTACGAAGGTATCTGCTCGATGGCAGACAAATTCGTTAGCGAAGACGAACATCACTTAGTATTGTTCTTAAACCCTGCCGACGCTACTGTATTACGTCGTGAAATGGTTAAGAAATTCGGTCAAGTAGACAAAGCTGTAGACTACTTAATCAGCGGAACTATGATGATGGTGGACGGCGTGGAAGTCGTTAAATCTATGTTCATTGACAAAGGTAAAGCTGTAATGGTTATGGTAGGTAACTACACAGACAGCAAGAATGATGATCCTGTTCTTAAAATCGTTAACAAAACTCCTATCAAAGTTGAGTTTGACCGTGACAAAGGAACGCAAAAAGATATCGTCTACTACTCTACGATGTACGGCGTAACTCTTTACAATGAAGCGCGTGCATTGAAAGCTACCGTAAAAGCACCAGCTGCACCCTAAACCTCCCCAAAAAGTAACTGTCACTACTAACCAAGCTGGTGAAGTAGGACATTATACAATTGGGGGAGCTTATACAGAGAGTGACAACGTGACTGACGTTGTTTTGAAACGTGTAGACGGTAGAGCAGTAAGTATCACTAAGACGGTGGAGCACGGAACGTATTCAATCGATTGGAACATTTCTAGTTTAACGCCGGGCGAATACAAGCTACAAGTCATCGCTAAGAATGCGGTAGGAGATAGCGAACCTACAGATGTAACTGTTACACTAACGCAACAGATGATTGACGGAACTACACCAGGGCCGCAAGGTTAACATACGAGCATTCTAAGGCGTTTAAATTCGTTTAGATGGGTAATCTATCACGAAAATGCCTTAGAATCGCTTATAAGGAGCGAGAAAAATGGATATTAGCAAAATGAAATTGTTATTAACCGGCTCGCTTGATGAAAAACTACAGATTGTTAGCGAATTGACAGAACAACGGTTAGCGCGTTTGCTAGGGATCAACCTAGATGAGGCAGACATCCCTAGTTCATTTCAAGACGTACTTTTTGATGTATCGTTGAAACGATTGAACAGAATCGGACAAGAAGGGATGCAAAGTTATTCGCAAGAAGGTTTGTCGATGGCATTCCCTGATTCCGATTTTGATGAGTACATAGACGAGATAAACGCGTATAAAAAGGAGCATGACGGGTCGGGCTTTATGCGTGTGAAGTTCATATGAGAACGCGAGAGGTAACATTTATCAAGCGCGCGATGAAATATGATCCATCGCAAGGAAAGCAAGTTCCTACCGATGTAACACTAAAGACAATGCATGTAAATGTAACGGACGTAGGTATCGAACGTAGTGCGACGGTATACGGTAATGTGAAGCAAGGGCAGAAAGAAATGCATTTCATGCCCTACGACTTTCCGCCAGAAGATTATACACACGTGCTGTTCGATGGCAAGACATGGCAAGAGATAACGAGGCGCGGCGAGGTACGTGTCACGGTTATCTTACAGGAGGTGTAGCGATGAGCGGTTACAAATGCACCTTAGAGGGCAACAGCGAGCTGGTAAAAGCTTTGCAGCACGGGCAGAAGCTTATAGAAGCCGAGAAAATCGTCGCTAAACACACTATCTTGCTAGCGAAGAAAATGAAAGAAGAGTGTCCTGTAGACACAGGCTTTCTGAGAAACTCCATCATTTTCGATGTAGCCCAACCGCTACAAGGCGAGGTTACACCAACGGCAGACTACGCCGCGTATGTAAACTACGGTACGCGTTACATGAGTGCAAACGAGTTTGTCGGACGCGCATTCAACTATCAGAAAGTGCAATTCCTAGCAGATTTAAGGAGGTTAGTCGCATGATTCCAGACCAAGAACTATACGATAAGTTGTTCGAGCTATCGCAAGGGTTAGGATATAAAACATTTGACTACCTACCCGCCGAGGAAGAGGGCTATCCGTTCGTATACATCGGACAGACGCAAGAACTCCCGCAAGGTAATAAGTTTGCCTACACAGGGGAAATGAACGTCACGTTGCATGTATACGGCGAAATGACGAATAGAAAGCTCGTTTCTGATATGAAAGGCAATCTATTGAGAGAAATCAAGCGATTAAAGGAAACACCTAGTTTCAAATGGTATTACGTAGACAGCGCAAGTCAGCCGTCAATGATACCAGAACAAAACACCAACCAGATGCCACAACATCGTCCGTTATGGCATGCGATCATTCCGATCACACTAAAATTCATAGATAAAGGAGCGCTATAACATGGCAGAGGCAACACAAGGTAAACAGGTTATTTTGTTAGTACGTCGGTTAGACGAAGCGAAAACAAAAGCGGCAGCAAAACCTCTTTTCCAAATTGAACACACTATCAGCTATGAACGTTCGCTAGACGCAACTCAAACAAAAGACGGAGCGGTAAACAGTGATGGTGGGTTAGAGGTTACATTATCACTAACTGGTCTAGCTTCTAAAGACGACACCAATGAGTATATGAAACAAGCTGTGAAAGACGGCCAAAAAATGGAGTTTTGGTCTATTGACCTAAGTCAACCGGGAACAGATGGCAACGAAGGCAAATACAAAGCCGAATATATGCAAGGTAAAGTCGCTTCATGGGAAGTACCTTACAGCGTGGAAGACTTAGTGGAAATCAGTACAGAAGCAAACATCGACGGCGTTCCGCAAGAAGGATACGCAACAGTTGATCCATCTGTAATCAAAAAAGCACAATATGCATTTGCTGATACTACAGTAGCGAGCTAATCTATGGGCGGTACATCCGCCCTTTCAATTAAAAAACAAGAAGGAGTAATCTCGTATGTTAAACTATGAAATCGATAATAAAGTATTAGAAGTGGTATTTACATTGGATGCGATCAACGCATTGGATCAAATCTACGCTGTGGAAATGCACGGCATTAAGTTCGGGTTCGGTGTACAACACGTACTATCCGACCTAGAACAAGGTAGCCCTATCGCGGTAGCGAACGTATTACAAGCTGTTCAAGTAGGCAAACCTACAAAAGTAGGCAAACTATCTATCGAACGTTTCATGATTGAAAACGACAACGTAGAACAGCTATGCGCTGAATTGCTAGAAGAAATAAAAAAGCAACCGTTGACGAAGACTATCGCGAAGAAAATGGAAGATCAAACAGCGGAAGCGGCCCAAACAATCGAATAAAAAAAGTTGAGACATACGAAGACATACTCTTATCCGCGTTTCGTTTCTTAGGTTGCACAAGTGCTGCGGAGGTTGGTGCAATGACATTGCAAGAGTACCGCCTTCGTATGCTTGCTTTTAAGCTCAGGCAGGTAGATGAGCGTAAGAAAATGCACGAACAAGCCTACTTAAATCAAGTTGTACAATCAACAGATAAAAAAGGTAAACCGAAATTCAAGACGTTTGATGAGTTCTTCGACTACGAGAAAGAGATTGATAACGTATTGGATGGTACAAGATATGAACGCGATCATATTAACCCCGACACTAGAGAACGTATCTTAAAACGGATAGGACGGTTAAAAGAATACGATGAACTAAAGGGAGGTAATTCCTAATGGGTCAAAGCTATTCAGTTACCGCCGTTCTGCAAGCGATAGATAAGAACTTTAGTAGTACATATCAAAAAGCAGAGGCGCAAGCAAAAGCCCTAGAAAAGCAAACAGAGAGCGTAGGCGGACGTTCACAGCGGTCTAGTCAACAAACTAAGGCGGCATGGGCGGAAGTCGGTACGACAATGACATCAGTTGGCGCAAATATGACGAAATATGTATCTGTGCCAATCGTAGCGGGGTTTGCGGCGGCAACTAAAGTCGGTGCAGAATTCGAGGCGCAGATGAGCCGTGTGCAAGCGATTCTAGGCGCTACGCCAACCGACATGAAAAAACTAAACAAACAAGCAAAACAACTCGGTGCGGATACCGCCTTTTCTGCTAAAGAAGCCGCTGACGGTATGGAACAATTAGCATCTGCCGGTTTCAATACCAACGAGGTTATGGAAGCAATGCCCGGACTACTAGACCTTGCCGCGATTTCGGGCAAGGACGTAGGAATGGCATCCGAGTACGCCGCTAGTGCAGTACGTCAGTTCCAACTAGATGCAAGTAACACAGGACACGTAGCCGATGTGTTTGCGCGTGCTGCCGCTGATACCAATGCAGAGACGAAAGACATGGGTTACGCGTTGAAATACGCCGGTACCGCTGCCAACGCTGCCGGTTGGTCTCTGGAACAGACCGCCGCCGCGATTGGGATCATGAGTGACTCCGGAATTAAAGGGGAACAAGCTGGTACAACATTACGCGGTGCGTTGGTTCGTTTGATGAACCCTACAAAAGAAATGTGTACCGTCATGGACGCCTACGGACTTTCTATGTACGATTCAAGTGGGAAAATGAAATCACTAAAAGAAATTGTTGGGATGCTAAACAACAAATTCGGCGACTTAACAGATCAACAAAAAAACTTAGAGGTAGCTACCTTGTTTGGTACAGAATCATTAAGCGGGATGTTAGCACTAATGAACGCAGGACCGGAAGAAATCGACAAATTAACTAAATCACTCGAAAACTCTGACGGATCAGCGAAAAAAATGGCGAAGACAATGCAGAATAACCTCAAAGGTGCATTAGAAGAGGCTGGCGGGTCTTTAGAAACGATGGCAATCACAATCTACGAAGACTTAGAACCGGCGCTCACACGCATCGTCAAGGCGTTTACAGGCATGATTAATGCATTCAGTGGGCTACCCGCACCTGTGAGAAAAGTGGTTGTTGTGTTTGCGGCAATTCTAGCAGTGACAGGACCACTCTTATGGACGTTAGGTAAGTTCACGACATTTATTATCGGTATTCCTACGACAATCGCGAATACTGTGAAAATCCTAAGCAAGCTAGCTAGTGCATTCAAGTTGCTAGGTGGAGCAATCATGGCGCATCCGTTCGTCGCGTTAGCGGTAGCTATTGCCGGACTGATTATCTGGCTAGTGCATCTGTACAAAACAAACGAAGAATTTAGAAACAAAGTAAACGCTTGTTGGGATGCTGTGAAGAAAACGGTCAGCGAATCAGTCGAGAAGTTCAAGAAAGATATGGAAGAAATCGGCAAAGCTATCGGCAAAGTGATTCAATGGTTCAAAGATTTACCAGAAAAAACAGTTGAAGCGTGGGAAAGCTTCAAAGAAAGCACGCGTAAGGCTGTAGACGGAGCTGTGAAAGCAGTCCAAGATAAATGGGATAGCTTAAAAGACAAGGTGTCTAATGGTATTGAAAACGCCAAAAATGCCGCTATTCAAAAATGGGAAGATTTGAAAAATGGTTTCAAGACGAAAGTTCAAGAAATCAAAGCCGAGGTTATCCATCAGTTCAAGATGATGTGGTATGGCGTACAAATCGCTTTCAGTAGTTTCGTTACATGGGTATACGAGAAATTCATCAATCCGTTTCTCGATAAATTCGGCGCGTTATATGCCGGTTTAAGCGGCGCAGGTGAAGAAGTTCGCAATATCCTAAGTAGAACATGGGAAGCAATCAAAAACATCGCGGGTGAAGCGTGGAACGCAATTAAAGCCGTTGTAATGGCGCCGGTACTATTGTTATGTGACCTTATCACTGGCGAATGGGAACAATTGAAAGAAGACGCCGCTATGCTTTGGAGTGAGTTCGCAGGTAGCATTAAAGGAATTTGGAACGAGCTAGTTTCGTGGTTTAATGATACATTCGCAATGTGGCAAGACCTATGGTGGAACGTTTGGTACGCAATCAAAGAGACAGCTAAAACGTTGTGGACGGATTTGTGTAACTTCTTGGAAACGAAATGGCAAGAATTTACGAATTGGCTGAACGAAACATGGGAAAGCACGAAAGAATGGTTTAAACAAACATGGCAAGACCTGTGCGAAAGCGTAAAACAAACGTGGAAGAACTTCACGCAATGGATTGAAGACACATGGAAAAGTTTTTGCGATTGGTTGAAACAAACATGGACGAACACGAAAGAATGGTTCAAACAAGCTTGGAGAGACCTATGTGACGGCGTGAAAAACACATGGAACACCTTCACGAAGTGGTTAGAAGATACATGGAACGCTTTTTGTGAATGGTTACCACGCAAAGCGAGAGAAGTCGGAAATTGGTTCTCTGATACTTGGAAATCAGTTTGCGACACCGTAAAAGGTTGGTGGAATGGACTAGTAACAGGCGCGCAAGAAACTTGGGAAGGTATTTGCGAATGGTTTAATAAGCTGAAAAGCTTTGATTTAGGAGAAGCCGGACGCGCAATCATGGATAGCTTCTTAGACGGACTGAAAAGCGCATGGAAGAAAGTCCAAGACTTCGTAGGCGGTATCGGAGACTGGATTCGTGAACACAAAGGGCCTATCAGTTACGACAAACGCTTGCTAATTCCAGCCGGTAAAGCGATCATGAACGGATTGTTAGGCGGACTAGAAAGCAAGTTTGGTGCAGTGCAAAGCTTTGTTAAGGGCGTGACAGCTTGTTTGAGCGATACTAGTGTGACGGACGGCATTGATAGCGCAATTAACGATGTGAACCCGACAATGACAATCGACAGAAACACAAAATCACGTGTACGTCATGAAATCGACGGATCAAACATTCAGCCTGCTTATATTTCATTGAACATGGGCGGTCAAGTGTACAAAACCTTTGTATCCGACATTTTCGACGAGCACGAAAACGAAACCGATGTTCGCTTAGACGTATTCTAATAAGGAGGTAACAAGATGTACAACTTTAGAGACACGACAAGCGATTGGCATTTTCACGAAGAATGGCTACCGACAGTAGCTATGAACTTCGACGGCGGTTTCATTGAGCATATCGTACCCGGATATCGAACTCTTACGGTGTCCGGGCGTGAAATGCTCGGTGTAGAACTGACGACAGAAGATGTATTAAACGGCTGTATCGTGACCGAAGAACGCATTCCGGCACGTGAGCTTGTAATTACATATCAACTAGACGCAAACAGCTCAGAAGAGCTTTTAATACGTTTTAAACGACTAGAAAGAGTGCTCAAGAAAGGCAAGGATGTGCCTATCTTTTTCAACGACGAACGCGATTGGTTTTACTACGGTAGACTGTCAAAAGTGGATAGCGTACCTGTAGAGAGCAATAGCGTAGTAAGTAGTTTCACGATCTTATGTAGTGATCCCAGACGTTATGGTAAAACTATAACAACGAGAGAAGGCGTCATAAAACATCCGGGCTTATTGATCCCTGTAAGCATGGAATTTGACGTTCGTCCAAACATCCCTTATTCGATTTCTAACGGCGTTCAAACAATTAAAGGTATAAGCAACAGCGCAAGAGGTGTAACGCACGTTAAACTCGATTTTATAGCGCATGAGACGTATTCAAACGGCAAACTAGATTATAAAATCATCGCTTTGGATTCCGACTTTGAAAACTTCACGCTAGAGAACGATATGAAAATAATCGGAAATGTAGACAACTTGGTTATCCGCTATTCGGAGGTGTCATGATGTTATACTTATTCAATCAACAGCAGCAACTAATCAAACGCGTGCCACTTAAAAAGATCGGTACGTTAAACCAATACAAAGAAATCACATCCGACAAAGCCGAACTAATGAACGACACGTTAGAAGCTAGCGTCATTTATAGCGATGAAGCAGAAAAAGCGATGTTTATGGCGGTCAGGGAAGACGATGGCATGTTTTCCCTTTACCGCATTTTAGGTGCTAAAACAAGCCGGAATATCTTAAATTTGAGCGGCGTTAACTTCGGGCCCGATGAATTAGACGGCTATGTGATAAAAGACATAAGACCGAACAATGAAGACGCGCAAGGGCTTATCATTCGTCTTTTTGAAAACGCAGGTGTGGACGGTTGGGAAATACGTGTCCATACACCGCTACCAAGAATCACGGACAACTTTTACTACGTAACTGTGCGCGAGGCGCTGAAACAATTGCAAACGCACGGTATCGAGTTTACATTCAGTTGCGACCTAACTGAGTTCGGCGTCGCTAAAAAATACCTAGACGTGTACGACAAAATAGGAACAAACACAGGCACGCGTTTTACGTACGGAGACAAGGCACTAACGGTAGAAAAAGAAATCGAACGGACGAATATTGTAACCTCACTCATTGGACGTGGACGCGGTGAAGAAGTCGGAGACGGATACGGGCGACGCATTGAATTTGCTGATGTGGTATGGAGCAAAGCAAAAGGAGACCCGCTGGACAAACCAAAAGGACAAATCTTCCTAGAAGACCCCGAAGCGACGTTAAAATATGGTATTCCTGTAGGTTCTGGCATGCGCAAGCGCGAAAAAGTGATCGTTTTCGATGATTGTGAAGACCCCAATGAACTACTGAAATTAACATGGCAAAATTTAGTAGAATATCAACGCCCACTAGTGCAATTTAGTTCTACTGTGCTAGGTGCTGAGTACATAGGTAACACCGTTTCTATTCATAGACATGATCGCGGCTATCACTATGAGACACGTATTTACAAACAAGAACGTGATTTTGTTCGTAACGTGAAGAAGGTACACTTAGGAGACAACCTAACTAGCAATAGCAAAACCAGCACGCTGACCGCCGTTCAGTCTATCAACACAATGGAAAAGACAAAAATGACGTTTTATCAATCGACTGAAATTAGTAAATTCCAAGACGATATCATGCGTGGAGCTGGTAAAGAAGGCGGCTCGATTTATCAAGTGAACGGAATTGAAGCCGGTGTATCGGATAGCCGTGAAGTTTATGAATACGTATGGATGAATGGGAAAAACATCCCTAGCTCGTCTCATTTCATGACAGCAAACAGCGAGGGCATCAGCTTCAAGGAATGCAAAAAAGGACAATGGCAAACAATCAAAGACGTTCACAATGGCGATTCTCACACTGCATGGACAATCGACGGAACGTTTAACGCTAATTTCATTATGGCGGGTATTTTGCGAGGTATCCTCATCGAGGGGGCGTTGTTAAAAACTATCTATAGTGAAGGTGCACAAAAACAATATCAAGCCGTTATGGATCACGGTAAATTTGCTATCCAAACAGCAAAAGATACGCCGAACGAAATTAACTACTCCGATAAGAATTGGCGAGACAAAGTACAAGGCAACATGATTGCAGAGTTCAAAGGTACGTACGACGCAAACACAAACCGGGCAAACGGTGCGGCAATCATCAAGCACAAAGGACAAATCTTTTCGATCAACGTAATGGGAGATGAGTTTAGCACATCCATCTTCCAAATACCGGCAGACGCTCGCGCAGATAACCTCAAATACAGACTGAGAGGCGCAGGCAGTTTCGAGAGCGGTCAAGTTACGTTTAACGAAAAAGTTATCTTTAAAAAAGGCTTTGAGGTACAAGGTAGCACGCTATTCCATAATAACGTAACAATGAATAGCAATCTTGCGGTCAAAGGCGGTTTGACTATTAACAACGGGCAAGCTGTTTATCCGGGGCAAGGCGGAGGCCCGTCCGGTGGCGGTGGCGGCACTGGTGGCATTCCAGAAGGATTGAAAACCGACGCTGAAAAACGCGCATGGCAAATCTATGATATTTTGTTAGCGAACAAATTCACCAAGCAAGCGGCTTGCGGTATTTTAGGGAACATGCAACAAGAAACAGGCGGTACGTTCGATCCAGACACGCGACAAATCGGCGGGCCAGCGTATGGATTGGTTCAATGGGATGGTTCGGCATATCCATTGGTAGGGCCGGCAACTTATGACGGTAAAGTGTACGTCCAAAACCTTTTCAACGCCGCAAACATCAAAGAGCCGGTAGAAAGCTTACGCGGACAAGTTCAACTGCTACTATGGACATTCGGAACTTCGCAATGGATGGGCGTTATCGAGCCGACAACGGTTGCCGGATTGAAAGCATGTACTGATCCAGCGCTTGCGGCGCGCGCATTCGAGCGTAACTATGAACGACCTGCGGCAACTCATCCAGAACGCGAAACTTATGCTATCCAGTGGTACAATAAATTCAAGGACTTGAAACCGACGCAAGCAACAGGTGAAGCGGGTTTGAAACACTTAGAAAGTCTCATGAACACACGTGTAGGTAACGGACAATGCTATGCCTTATCCGCAGAATATTCGGGTTTCTTAGGTGGCTGCGGAATGGGAAGCGGAACGAAATATAGTTTTTCTCACGTGATTGGAGACACCACAGCGGCATCGAATATCGGTTCGGGTTACGATTGGGGCGCTGTAGGATGGAAAGTCATTTTCAATCCTTCGTTGGATCAACTTGTCGCCGGGGCTATCATCAATTGGACGCAAGGTGCAAGTGTCGGCGGACCGAATGCATGGACAACCGATCCGACCTACGGACACACAGGCGTTATCCGAGGAATTGAAGGTAGCGCAATCCTTACATATGAACAGAACACAGAATACGGACAAGTCGTTGCTAAGTGCGTGCGCGGTTTCATTAGTGCCGGTAGTATCGCATCTATCTGTATTCCACCAAAATGAAAAAGGAGTTGTGAAACGTGGCGAAAGTTAAATATAGAGCGGTTCTTTCGTTAACAGAACCGAATCATCAAATTTTCTTACGATTCCGACAAGACGACACGCAAACACAAACCCTTTCAGTAGAAATCACGGCGGACGGAAGATTATTTCCGTTCGTCGGATATACTGTGGAGTTTGTGAACATTACACGTTCTGACAGCGGTCAGCCAATCGTCGAACGTGTTGACGAAGTTTATCCGCAAGAAGCAAGAATCGAATTTACGCTAGGCACGCGTTCCCTACAATGGTTAGGAAAAAACAAAGCCTATTTTAGTTTTAAAGACGCAGACGGAAACGAAGTGTTTTCTACTCAAAACTTCGAGTATGAAGTTGTTCACGGTGTCCACAAAGAACCAATCAAAGATAGCGGTTATTTATGGCGAGTTGAGGAAGTGTTGGAAAAGGCTAACCAACTCATCGAAGACGTAAGAGGCACATTAGGCGAAGAAGCCGCAACGGCGCTAGCGATGAAATTGAATGGACACATTGAAGATAAAAACAACCCGCACGGAGTGACGAAAGAGCAAGTAGGGCTTGGCAATGTTCCAAACTACGGCGTAGCGACAATTGCGGAAACGAAAGAAGCAAAACTGGATAATAAATTCGTTACGCCCGCCGGTCTAAGAAGTTTTCAAGACACGGTAGCACGCACGTACCACGTAGCCTATACCGGTAGTACATATTTAGACGGACTTTCAGATAACGAAAATGCTCGCAAATCTGAAAAAACATGGCACAAAGACAATTTAGACGAAATCGAAGTAGACTTTTTCCGTGAAGGTAAAATCGTTTATTTCAACGCTCGTTTAAAATTCAAAAACGGTAATGCAACATACGAGTACAGCATGCCTGTGGTGCAACCGCCTAACGGTTTCAAAATGCACAATACCATCAGTTATGGTTCGCTTAGCGGTGCTTTAACTATGTGGCGGAATGATAAATCGGAAAATTGGAGTGGAGCGGCTAGCGTAGGCGAATACGCTTCAAATAACATTTTTGTCCGTTACAAAGGCGGTAACGGCAATGTGTATATTAGCGGTTCGTGGATCACGAATGAAAACTATCCAGATTGGCGACGTGAAGCTCGCACACGCATTTCAGCTATATACGGATGCCAACGTTTCGCGCCAAAAAATACGATGGCGGCTTTCAAAGAGGCAATCAACCGCAAATATGACGCTGTAGAGTTCCGCGTGCAAATCACAAAAGATGGTGTTCCGGTTGTGTGGGATAATAACGACGTATCGCTAGGAACAAACGGAACAGGATACATCAATCAATTAACATTAAGTCAATTAAAAGAATTTAATGTTAAGACGGACGGCTACCCCGATTATAATGGCAAAACTTTGAAAATTCCAACGCTCGACGAAGTAGTCGCATTGCTATCTCAATACGACATCGTTATGACGATAGATAGCAACGAACAAGAGTACGGCGACTTTAGCGTAAGTTATCCGATTGTTTCCGTGTTCGATAAGTACGGCATTCCAGAGCGTGCTTGTTATTACATCCGAAACAACGAAAAACGCAATAACTTTAGACGAAACCATCCCAACGCAATCGTTTCTCGATTGTACACGCGCGAAATTTCTGTACATGCCGAAGCAAATGCATTGCGCAAAGAAAATAACGCAGTGTTGCGCACGGATGGCGACTATTTAAGCACAGAACGTTCCAAAGAGTTGATTCGCGAGCCGATTTGTTCTTGCGTGACAGGCGTCCAAGACCAACAACAAGCGCTCGATTATATTTGGCGTGGCATCGGTATGATAACTACACCAAACTTGTTGCCTTCCGAGCTCAATGCCGGACTGTTAAATTAAGGAGGTTATAAAATGGATATCATTAAAAACGGAACTATCAAAGTTCCGACACAGCCCGAAGACTACGATTTACAAGCAACAGGGCTAGTTTTTAAGTCTTACGATAATCAAATTGCGTTAACTTTCGACATAAAAAAACAAGACGGTACGCCGGCAGATTTATTAGGCGCTACACTCCGCCTGTTGATGTATGTGTATGACGAAGTAGATGGAACAATTAAGAAAGAGCCAATCCCTTTCATCACGAAAAACCTCATTACAGAGAGCTTTCTAAACGGTCATGTAAAATACATCCTACCAGAAGCGTTAAAAGCCTATAACGGCGTCGTGGAAACTTATGTATACATTGAATATCCAGACGGATCAACAAGCGATAACTTAGGCTTCACTTTCCGTATGAAACGTTCAGCGATCGACGGACTAGCACAAGATAAAGCAGACTATTTCATCGAAGACTTCAAACAATTGCTAGCGGCAGCAAGCTTAGAAGCGAACAAAGTAATCGAAGGACTAGACACCGAAATCAAAAACTTGCAGCAAGCGACAAAAGACGCAAACACAGCAGTCGACGGCGCGATGAATCGTATTGACGGACTAGAAACAGAAATTGGACAACTAGAAAGACTGCGTGAAATGTACATCGATACATTAGATTTCGAGGGCTATGATTATTCGGGGAATCCGAATTTAATGAAGAACGTCAATTCAGACTCTTGGAGTAAATTGCCTAACGACATTTCACAACCAAACCCATATACAAAAATATTTGATGATTATATTATTACAGACGCAACAGACCCATCCGCCGACAATATAGGAAGAAAAACTTATGTTCCTACGCTCGTTCAATTACAGG